GGGTGACCGCGACGCGCAGATGGTCGTCGAGGCCGCCCTCGCCGACGCCACCACGACCACGGCCGCCGGCCTGGTCCCGACCCGCTTCCTCACCGAGGTCATCGCCGTCCTCGACGACAGCCGTCCGTTCATCGACAGCATCGACCGTGACGCGCTGCCCGCAGACGGCATGGACTTCAAGATCCCGCGCCGGACGCAGGCCCCGTCCGTCGCCGAGCAGGCGGCCGAGGGCGACGAGGTCGACAGCACCGCGTTCACCCTCGACTACCTGACGGTCGATGTCAAGACGTTCGGTGGCGGCCAGCGCATCAGCCGGCAGCTCATCGAGCGTTCCGACCCGGCGTTCCTCGACCGTCTCATCATCGAGATGGCCGCGCAGTACGCGCAGGCCACCGACGCCTGGGCGTTCTCGCAGGCCTCCGTCGGCCAGGCCGACTCGGACGCCACCACGATCTACGGCTCGATCGTGAAGGGCATCAGCGACTCGTTCGGCGTCATGCGGTTCTCCCCGAACCGTCTGCTCGTCGCGCCGTCCACGACCGGCTCGTTCGGCTGGGACGACCTGCTCGGCGCCGTCGACTCCGAGGGCCGTCCGCTGTTCGCCGCGGCGAACCCGTCGAACGCCGCCGGCGTCGTCTCGCAGGGCACCACGCAGGGCACCGTCGCCGGGCTCCAGCTCGTCGTCGACCCGAACCTGACGAACCCCAACGCCCGCGTCTACCCGTCCGGCTTCGCCACGTTCTACGAGGCCGCCGGCGCGCCGGTGCAGGTGTCCGTCCAGGACGTCTCGAGCCTCGAGGTCGAGGTCGCCGTCTACGGCTACGTCGCGCTCGCCAACAAGTACCCCACGGCGATGCGTAACCTCACCGTCACCCCGTGACCAACCGCTGGGGCCGCCGTTCACTCTCCTGACGGCGGCCCCAGCACCGGGAGGCTCGAACATGGCGAACTACGTCGACCTGGCAGAGCTCAAGACCGTCCTGAACGTCGGAGACCTGTACCCCGACGCGCAGCTGACGAACGTCTCGACCGCCGCGACGAACCTCGTCCTGTCCATGCTGTCCCGGTACGAGTACCCCATCGACCAGCTGTGCTGCGAGACCGGCAACGAGGTCAAGGCCCGCACCGTCGGCTTCCACAAGCTGTACGTCGGGCAGACCGTCAAGACGTCCGGCCTGCCGCCGCACCTGAACGGCACCGCGACCGTCACCGCCATCGGTTACACGGCCGAACAGCCCCCGCGGCCGCTGTGGCCATGGCCGACGTACTGGCCGTACTCGTACCTGCCCACCGAGGAGCAGCTGTACAACACGGTCACGTTCGAGCTGGCCCACTCCGAGCCGCCCATCACCGTCGAGCGGGCCATCATCCCGCACGGCTTCATCGTCGACCAGCAGTCCGAGGACGTCTACCAGGACGACCCGCTCGTCCTCGAGGCGTGCATGATGCTCGCGGTCGAGATCTGGCAGGCCCGCGTCGCCCCCGGCGGCCAGATCCAGGGCGTCGACTTCACGCCCGGACCGTTCCGGCTCGGCCGTAGCCTCATCGGACGGGTGCAGGGCCTCCTCGCCCCGCACCTCGACGTCGGGACGATGGTCGGATGAACCTGTCGTCGCTCCGCTCCACGCTGGCGACGGCCCTGACCGACGCCGGCATCGACTACTCGACCACGGCCTACCCGCCGCCGGTCGTCATCCCACCGACCGTCGTCATCGTGCCCGGCAACCCGTGGATTGCGCCGGTCACCCTCGGACGTCCCGCATCCCCGCAGGTGCAGGTCACGTTCCGGCTCACCTGCGTCGTCGCCAACCTCGACAACCAGGGCGCCCTCGACCAGCTCGAGTCCCTCGTATTCGGCGTCCTGACCAACCTGCCCCGCGGCTGGGAGGTCGGCGACGTGTCCCCCCCGTCGGTCGAGACCATCGGCCCCTCCGACCTGCTCGTGTCCGACGTCCAGGTCACTACCCTCGCCACACCCTCCTAGGAGTCCACCATGGCCACCATCCTGACCGGGCAGGACCTGTCCCTCACCATCGACGGGGACGTGTTCGACGCCCAGACCATCAGCACCACGTTCACCTACACGCCGAACCGTGAGGTCCTCGAGACGCTCGACGGCCCCGTGTACAAGACGCTGACGTTCGAGTACACCATCGACGTGAACATGTACTCGGACTGGGGCACGACGAACAGCCTCGCCGAGGCCCTCGCGTCCGCAGCCCTGTCGGCGCCCGACACGTCCCTCGCGTTCACCCTCGTCTGCACCGGGCCGAACGCCACGACGACCGTGTCCGGCAACGTGTTCCCCGAGGTCCCGCCGATGACCGGCGACGGCCCGAACGCCTCGTCCATCACGTTCACCCTCACCGGCGACCGCAACACGACCCCGACGATCGCAGCAGTCTGATAAGGAGAGAACATGGCAACCGGCACCTGGGTCGAGGTAGAACACCGAGACCGTGGCCACCTCGTCCTCGAGCTCGAGCTCGCAGACTGGGTCGGCTGGGAGAGCTGGGCCGGACGCTCGTTCGTGACGTTCGGAGACGAGAACAACCCTCCGGGCATCAAGGACGTCGCGTACCTCGCCTACGAGGCCGCCAAGCGCACCGGTGTCCACGACGGTGACCTGCCGTCGTGGCACCGGGAGCTCATCGGCTTCCCGCAGTTCCGGCAGGGCACCATCCCGGGCCCTACCCCGCCGGAAGCTTCGGACGACGCCGCGTAAGCGTCGCCCTGGCGACCGGCACCGCACCTGACGACTGGAACGACCTGGCAGACCTCCTCACCGCCGAGGAGCAGCTGCAGGAGTCCCGCAGGAGGCCCTGAGATGCCCACCACGACCGCGAGGAACCAGTCCGGTCGTGTGACCATCCGGCTCGACGACCGCGAAATCAAGGCCATCCTGCGCGCCTTCCGCGCCATGGACAAGCAGGCCAACGAGGACCTGAAGGACCTGTCCCGCGACATCAGCGAGGACCTCGTCGGCGAGTTCCGCAACGCTGCCCGCGGAACCCGCTGGTACCCCGAGCAGGCCTCATTCGTCGCCCAGTCGGCCCGCGTCGCCCGAGACCGGGTCCCGTCCGTCGCCCTCGGCGGTGGCCGCAAGTTCGGACAGACCGCATCGGGCGCCTACCCCGGCAGCCTGCTGTTCCTGTCCGAGTTCGGCCGCGACCGGGCCAAGCAGCGCCGCACGTTCCGCAACAAGGCGCAGCAGCGCGCAGGCGTCCAGGGCGGTCTGCAAGGCCCGCCACGGTCGCCACGCGAAGGCCAAGGCAACCGCGGCTGGTGGCTGTTCCCACGGCTCAAGCGCCTCCAGCCCGACATCCTGCGCCGCTGGATCGAGGGCGCGCAGAAGGTCGCCGACACCTGGGGGAAGGCATAATGGCGTCACAGACCCTCCGCACCCTAAAGCTGTCGCTTCTCGCCGACGTCTCCAACTTCGGCAAGGAGATGAACAAGGCCGGCACGTCGTTCCAGAAGTTCTCCCGCGGCGTCGAGCAGGCCTCGAGGTTCGCCACAGCAGCCGTCGGCGCCATCGGCGCACTCGGCGTGTCCGCTGTCAACGCCGCCTCCGACTTCGACGAGACGTCCTCCGCGGTCAACCAGGTGTTCGGCCCGGCCGCATCCCGGCAGCTGCAGCAGTTCGCCGCGAACGCTGCACAGGCCCTCGGCCAGTCCCGGCAGGCCGCCCTCGAGGCGTCCCAGTCGTTCGGCATCTTTGGTACCGCAGCAGGACTCTCCGGCGACGAGCTCGTCAACTTCACGACCGACCTCGTCACCCTCGCGTCCGACCTCGCCTCGTTCAACAACACCACCGTCGACCAGGCCATCACCGCCCTCGGCGCAGCCCTCCGAGGCGAGTCCGAGCCCATCCGTAACTACGGCGTCCTTCTCGACGCGGCGACCATCAAGCAGCGCGCCCTCGCAGAAGGACTCATCGAAACCGAGAAGGATGCTCTGGACCCTGCCACTAGGACCCTGGCAATCTACGCCGAGCTGCTCGACCAGACGCAGACGCAGCAGGGCAACTTCGGCGAGACGGCAGAAGGCTTCGCGAACACGCAGCGGACGTTCGCTGCACAGATGGAGAAC